CCGCCCTTTGACTTGGGATATACATGATCAACCTCATTAGCCACATCACCACAGTAAGCGCAAGTGTAAGCATCGCGTTGTAACACTTTGAGCCTAATCTTTTTCCAACCAGCAGTAGCACGATAGGGCTTACTTCTCATTGTCATCTACACACCATATGCACACATTATCGTTAGTCATAATCACATCCCAACTAATCTCAGTTTCATCAACAGCTACTAAGCATCTACTACACAGTATCAATGCCATCCCTTACGCTCCCAATGCCTTAGTGCTGCACACGCACAGCCTTCATACCTATGCTTGATATAGCGTAAGTGTGCATCTATTTGTCTATATGGGTTAAGTGTGCCATACCACTTAGAACGCATCTGGCCTAAGCCATAATGCAATCCATTACGAGCTTTGTAATTCCATCTGCTTTCATGGTGTATTAGCTCGTTATAGCATTGCATTTGTTCCCAAGTTAGCTTGTTATACGCATATAACTTTATATTCATAATGTTAACTGGCTTTTGGGAATATGCTTTTGTTGAACCGGCAACGCTTACTGCCGTTACAAACAGTAAAACGGCAATAGCTCGCCCCAATGCTAGACGGCGAAGTGCGCTGCCTCTCAGGCGCGCAAGCCGGCTGAGCATAGCATGGCTGTCAAGTGCATTTACAAAACCGCAGGTCAGACGGCGTGTCGCGTTATGAATTGTCGACATTTTGCAAAACTCCTAATAATTCTTGTGATAGCTGTATCGGTATCATTGAGCGTACCTTTGCGCCCTTTAGCCCCTGTGTGCCTGTGCGTGATCCTCTTGGTGCTGCATCATGGCAACCATCACCGGCCTTACACGCTTTCCTCGGTGTCCATCCAGGCACAATGCCCCATAGGTCAGTAGGCTTCATGCGTGTATCACCATATTGACAGTAAGTGATAGTGCGTATTGGCAGGTCTTTGACCAATTCTTGCTTTCTGAGCATGCCTCTAGGATTTTCCATTAACCAGCCTTTAACTGGCTTTAGCTCGTTTATTAGCCGTAGTGTTTTATCCACTAATCCAATGCCTATCTCAGCTTCCCTTGTCTTAGGCTGCTTATCTTTAGTCCAATGCTTGCCAATAGATGCCACGCTAAAGCTAGTGCAAGGCGGTGAAGCCCATATGAAATCAGGTCTGCCATACTTTTCAATTAAGTAATCGGCTTTTAGTGTGAACACGTTGCGCTCATGTGCTTCAAAATGCTCGTCAATCTCAACCTTAATAACTGTGTGTCCAGCATCGACAAAAGCCTGTGTGGCTGATCCTGTGCCAGCAAACAAATCATAAATAATCAATCTTTGCCCCATCCTGTGCCCTTGAAGTGTATGGCTGGTGCTGTAAATTGCTTAGCCATAGGTTGTTGGCATGGCTGACACCAGATTGTGTGCTCGCTGTATATGTCAAAAGATTGCTCTATTGTGATTCCGCATCCTTCGCACTTAAACGTGTAGATTGGCATGCTTCACACCTCTCTCTCATCCCATAGATCCATAAGCCACAGCCGTAGCATCTATGGAGTAAATACGGCTCAGTAGCCACTAGCTTTAAGTAGATAGACAAGGTCGGACAAAGTGAGAACAGCGACAAATTGCTCAACGGATTTCTCACCCTGTCCATTAAGACGTAGAACGCCTACGCCTAGCCCTGCGGCTTTACGTTCATTGAGCTGTCGCATAAGACCAGCTAGGTCTAGTCCCGTACGCGCTTTAATCTCAATGTCCAGCCCTTTAATACCGGTGATGTCAGAACCCTCGCGACCAGCACCAACCGGTAAAGCATTTTCCCATCCTTCTCGCTGGAGGTATTCTGCGACTATGCGCTGCGTGGCATAGCCTCTGTGTTTTCTACTCTGATTGCTCATCTAATTGCTCGCATTGTAGGCAGTAATCCTCAGCTAATAAGGCCATTTGTTTACAGCCTATGCAAAAGTCACTTCTCATCCTGCTATCTCGCCCTCATCCTCTGGCCTAAACGACCAACGACCACTTGGATCTAATACCATCCAGATAGTCTTGCATTGTTCAGCTTTACGTTTATAGGGAAGCGGACATGACCAGCCTTTGTATGCGCCTTTGGCACCTGTACCTTCACGACAGATTCTTTGTCCATGCTTACACATTGGCACAGGTTGTGCGCCTAGCTCGGTCTTTAACAGGTCTACGGCATCATCAAAAGCCGGCATAACGTCTGCTGGCGGCTCTATTGTGGTATCCCATACAATCTCATCGGCTGTGTTGCGTTGCTCTAGGAACTCTTTTTGCTCTTTAGTGCGTACGCGTATGGGTTGCTTAGATTCTGTCTGAGCGTCTGCAACCTTAGCCATTTCCAGGCTGCTTGCTCGCTTTCCTTTAGCAGATAGTCCGAGATTTGCCAAGCATCTTCCAATCGCAGATGTTTCGCAGTTTTCAAACCAAAAATCGCGATCAACACCGCGATCCTTGCGACTGCCACGTGCATAACCAATAGCGGCAGGCTTAGCATCCACATAAGTCCGAAAGCATGTCGCTCTAAATACCACCACGCCCTTTTCCTCGTCATTACTTATTAACTCCGTTTCAATAGCACCATCGGGATACTTGTTGTAAAAGTTATGGATGCGTGTGTCTACATCCTCATAGTTTTCTAAATTAAACATCTAGCTGTTGTTTCCCTTCTCTGAAGTCCAGCTGCTCTTTGAAAGTCCATACTGTGCCATCTGGCCATAGTTGGACTTCTTTAGCGCAAGTAAAGCAGTAATGCCTGTCAATGACTTTGCCGTGGACAAATGACGTAATAGACCAGACCGCTTGCGCTTGCCCTTTAACATTATTAACCCCATATCTGGCCTTACAGTAACAGCACCATTGGCCTCTCTTACTCGGCGTAATCTTTGCCATAATCAGCCCAGTCCGTTCCAATCGCCATTTCACCGGCAAGTGCGGCGTAGGAGACGAGATCAACAAAACTATCCCGCTTTGGAGTTTCCACAAGTCTTGAGATTTTGACCAACGCCATGCAGATACACACGTCCAGCGGGTCAATTTCCCGCCCGAAATAGCTAGACCATAGCTCAGAGATTCGCTTGATATTGATTGCCGGGTGTCCGTACTCAAGCCCTCTGTCACCGATTGTGTCAGCTGCTTCATCTAGTATTACCCTTGCTGAAAACGCCTTTTGCCCTGTTCCATCCATGTGCGTAGCCCTTTCGATAGTAGTTTTCCTTAACCTTTTGGATATAACTGTAAAGCCCTGAAACTAACATGAGTAGGCCAAAACAGATATAAACTATCTGCTCAGCTGTTAGGTTGTGTTTCATGTTGCCCCTTTCGTTATTCCAAAAGGTACGGCATTTGACAGACATAGGAAAACCCATTATGGGCGTGTCGTATAACGTTTTGATAACGGATTAAAACCGCTTAATTAGAAAATCGGCTGTAATGCCCTCTGGCAGCCCTTCGCCCCAACTTCCATGTAGTTTGACCATCTCCAGGCAAAAAGCCGTTAAATCGGCCTCTGAGGCCAAATAACGTGCCTTTTTGAGCTGGTTACAGGATCGGCAAGCCGCCACATAATTGGCATCATTATTGACGGCCTTCCAAGCGTGAGGTACAAAATGATCCCACTCGACCTGCACCTCATCTAAGCCTATGTTGCAGTACGCGCAGCGGCAATCTTGATCTACCAAAATGCGATACATGACAGATTTAGACGGCCTACGGCTGTTTTTTAGTTTAGCCATACCTTTTGCCTTCAACGATAAATGAGCCATCACGTTCAATAGGGATAGCGACCGGCTGCACTCGTTTCTTATCTATGTAGATGATGCCAAAGCCTTTTTGCCAATTCATAGTACCTTTTGTGTAATAAGCCTGTTGCTCTGACATGAGGTGTCCGGTTTCAAATCCTGTGAGCGTTCCTGTGACAATCCCGCCTGAAGTCGTGGTAAAAGATGAAATACCTTGACGATGCGTATGCCCACACAAAACATTTTTGCCGTGGCGTTTTGCGGCCTCTAATGCGGTAAGCCCCCCATGTGGCTTAGTCGCTTGCTCATCACCATGAACCATTACCCAGTTCTCATGGAATTGGTAGGGCTTGCGATGGAAGGTAATGCCTAAAGCATCAAAGGCCATAAAGTTTTCGTACTCTAGCTCTGGCAGTCCTATTAGGCCAGGTAGTCTTTTACTTAAGGAATTGTAGAGTCGGTCGGTGTGGTTGGATCTAACAATGTGGGTAACGCCAAGTTCGAATAAGACTTGCTGAGCTGTGTCACGATCTCGACCAATGGTTCCAGACCACTCATCCCTACCGGATGACCAGCGGCTAATTGTTTGGAAGTCGATTTCATCGCCCACACATAGAACGTCATCAGGCTTGTATTTTCGTATGAAGGCTGCGATATTGCGGGTGGCTTTTGTGTCATGAAAAGGTACTTGTAAGTCAGATATAACGACTAATCGCTTAATCCTCGTCATCCTCATCCTCGAAGGGTGATTGATCAGGATTAGTAATTGACCAATCGGGCAAGGATGGTCTATGGAACGTGCTAGTCACGTAATCCATACCTTGCTCATGTGTGAAGCCATGACGTAATAGGGCTAGATATGCTTCATGCACCTCGATAGCCCATACGTCAAGTGGAGTTAAAGGCTCGCGCTTATCTCGTTTAGCCTTAGCCGCTTTAGAGCGGCGTAGGTTAGCGAGCTCTCTTTTTGATAGTTTTCTTGCGCTCATTGGTTATATACTCCAGAAACATAGACTCAAGCTTTTCAATGCGTTGAACAATGTCTGATGCTTGTAGCATCGCTGGCACTTCATGGCGAATAATGTACCGCACACCACCGATTAAAATGGCTGTAATGGAAAGACACGCCAATACAAAGGCTGCCCAATCTGTTGGGTTCATCGCCGCCCGAAAGCTGTGTCGTTAGGATTTAGCCAGCGGATTATTACAGGTGCAACGGCAGCAATGCCGCTCGCTAGAATTGCTTTGTGATCCCAACCCACCGCTAGGTAAGTCGCTAGGCAGGCTGCTAGAAAGCTTCTTGCCCAAGATGCGGCGGCTCTTTTTAGGTTTTCCATTTATGGGTTCTCCAGTCAGTATCGGTATGCGGAACATACTGCGGTCGTCATCGCCCAATTTTGTAAAGCTAACATGGATATGCGTGGTGTGCGGGTT